CTACTGGAACGAATGATGTGGCTATCGGGGATGGAGCGGTAGCTTCTGGTGGTCAAGGCGCTTTCGTGGCTGGTGGTTATGACAATCGGGCTACAGCGGGTTATAGTGCTTCGTTAGGTGGCCGCTCCACTCGGTCAACTGGATCATACACAGTCTCTATAGGTGGTAATAGCAACAATGTTTCGGGTTTTGGCTCGATCATTGCCGCTTTTGGTGGAAATGTTTCTGGTCAATATTCAACGGGCTTGGGTAAAAACGTAACAGTCAGTCACAGTAATTCTGTTGCTCTCGGCCTAGACGTAACCAGCACCGCAGCAAACCAAGTAAACATTGGTGGATCAACTCAAACAGTACGCATTGGGGAGACTTACACGCTTCCCACTGTAACGGGTACAGACGGGCAAGTCTTGACTTCAGACGGCGCTGGCCTTGCTGTTTGGGAGGATGCGGGTGGTGGTGGTGGTGCTGACCTATTCGCCGAAAACTACGATGGCACTTCCACCAAGCCAGTGGCTACAGGCACTAATGCGGTCGCTGTAGGTCTGGCGTATGCGTCTGGTAATAACTCATTCGCTGCATCCATCGCCGACAGTACCTCAACCTACGGGGCGCAAGGCAATTTTGCCCAAGCGATTGGATATCATGCAAAAAGTACAGGTTCAATAGGACTTTCTGTTGGCCCTTGCATCAGCTCTGGGGGTTTTAATGCCTACGCCCTTGGCTCATTCAGTGAGGCTACGCAACATTATTCGTGGGCTTTGGGGAGATACGCCAAGTCTGACATAATCGGTAAGATGGCTTACGCTCCTGCAAGGGTAAACAACACCACAGGTGGTTCTCAGCAGGGTACATATGTACTAATGCGGAAGACCACTGATGCCACCCAAACAATCTTAACTACTAATAATTCGGGGACAAGCAACACAAGTAGAAACCGGATGTTCATTGGCGCTAACACTGCGTACGCCTTTACGGGAATGGTTGTAGCTAGAGAGACAGGCAGCACTGGTGACCTTGCTGCAGCTTGGCAAGTCCAAGGTCTTGTAAAGACAGCTTCTAACGAAAGCCCAACATTAGTGACTAAAACTATCAATGTTGTAGACAACACACCGTCTTGGGGTTTTGACATAGCAACATTCAATGTAGATACGGGTGTCGTAGGCATAGATTTCCTAGCAACAGGTCAGGCGTCAAAGAACATCTCGTGGGTCGCAACGATAACCACCACTGAACTTATAAACCCGTAGAGAATAACACATTGTTACCTTACAAACTTAACGCCTAAACAGGAGATTCCCAAATGGCTATCCAGCACAACATCGCAGAAGGCACAAGCCAGTATGGTATCGCCTTCAACAACGCCTACTGGCGCATTGCGACGGCTTCCGTAAGCCGCCAACGTGATGACCCAAAGTTCTCAGTCATGATTGATCTGGCTGCTTACGCTACCTCAAGCCCAACAAATGATACCAGAGACATTGCGTTCTCTAGGTTCCACGCAAACCTAGATGACGTTCAAGCTGCATCGGGTGACGCATTCATGGACAAATGTTATAGCTGGGTCATGGCTCAAGCTGAAATGGCTGGCTCAACTGCTGTATAAGGAATAACCGATGCTTGGATTTAGTCCTCTAGCTTCTGCCGCGCTCGCGGATACCGGGGCTGCTTCCGAGCAGGTTATATCTACTGTAGACATTGTTGCAGGCGTACCTACGGTTGCGGCCTCAACGATGTCTCAAATACACACACTGGCGTCAGCAGGGATCACGTCCGGCGTGCCTATTGTTGACGCCGCAACGGCCACGTCAGATGAGGGTTTAACATCCGTTGGGATCGTAACTGGAATACCTGTAATTGGCGCTCCCGTTATAACTGGCGCTCAAAGTTTAACGCCAATCGACATTACTACTGGCATCCCAACTGTTGACAATTCAACCTTGTCTGAAAATTCGGCGCTGACAGCCACGGGGATCACCAGCGGCGTCCCAACTGTATCAAACACCACAGTCGTCCAGAGTAGCAACCTAATTTCTGTGGACATTGTTGCTGGCGTTCCAGTCGTCGGCGCTCCGAGCATGACGCAGGCTCACGTCATTGTTCTGAGTGACATTGTGACGGGTGTCCCGCAGATTGGTCCGGCTAGCTTCAGGTGGACAGAGCAGTCTATTGCGGCCACAAATTGGACAGATCAATCAACGTCGGCTACAAATTGGACAGATCAATCAACGTCGGCCACGACTTGGACCGAACAGCAGGCGGCGTAGCCATTGCTGGCAAAGTAAGGTATAGTGGTCAAAATGGCCGATTTTAGAGGAACTTAAAATGGCAAATACAACAAATCAGGGTTGGTCAAAACCTACGGTTGGCGGTTCAGAAGATACTTGGGGTGCCACTATCAACACGACGCTGGACGCAATTGACACTCTGGTTGGGCCAATTACTGCTGCTGAGATTGCTAAACTGGATGGAATGACAAGTTCGACGGCGGAGTTGAATAAGCTGACAGGCGTAACATCAACACCCGCAGAGTTAAATCTGGTGGCAGGATTAACCGCGTCAACCGCAGAATTAGATCATGTGACTGGAGTTACAAGCGCCATCCAGACCCAGATCGATAGTAAGCAATCTGTTGACGCCACGCTAACGGCTTTGGCTGGGCTTGCCACTGGTGCCAACAAGGTTCCATACTCAACTGGCACTGACGCATTCAGCCAGCTTGACTTCAAGGACGAAGACAACATGGCATCTGATAGTGCCACAGCGGTTCCGTCTCAGCAGTCGGTAAAGGCTTACGTTGACACAAGCGCCATTACTAAGACATCCGGCTCGGCCCCTTACTACGGTGTCCGAAGTTGGTGCAAGTTTGATGGTACTGGGTCAATCGGGGTAAACTGTACGCTAAATGGCTCCGGCAATGTCGCTTCGGTTCTAAAAACTAATAGTGGCACCTTTACCCTTACTTTTTCAACAGCGATGCCTGACGCGAATTACTCAATAACTTTTGCGGCGGGTCAAGGTTCTACGAGGAGCGACGCCGAACAACCTTCTATAAACGTCTTTTCACAAACTTCTGCTGGTTTCGAGTTTGTTACAACTGACGCCACCGGAAATACCTATCAAGATTATGCACGAAATTACATAACTGTTGTTGGATAAGGACACAAAATGGCACTTATCCCACTTAAAATTCCGGCAGGATTTTACCGCAACGGCACTGACTACGAGGCGTCTGGCCGATGGCGCGATGGAAGTTTAGTAAGGTGGCGTGACGGTTCCTTGCGCCCAATTGGCGGGTGGCAAGAGCGCAAGGCCAGCTTTAGCACAAATCCAATTCGCGGGATGCACTCTTGGGAAGCCAACGACGGCACTGCTTGGCTTGCTGGTGGATCGCACACAGAGCTAAATGTTATGACAGGATCAAACACTGTCACTGACGTTGCCCCTGTAGACCTTGCTGCTGGTAAAGCCGACGCAGATGTTGAGACTGGATACGGATATGGGTTCTATGGGACAGGTTATTACGGACAGCCTAGACCTGATTATGGAAACTATTCAGAGGCTACAACTTGGAGCCTCGACAACTGGGGCGAATATCTTGTCGCTTGTGATAGCTCTGACGGTAGAATTTTAGAGTGGCAGCTTAATACAGCCGTTAAAGCGGCCGCAGTGGCAAACGCCCCTATCTCAAACTCTAGCTTAATTGTTACGGAAGAGCGGTTTATTTTTGCCCTTGGTTCTGGCGGCAATCCCCGCAAGATTTCTTGGTGCGACAGAGAGAATAACACGCTATGGACCCCAGCGGCAAATAACGAAGCCGGCGACATTGAGCTGCAAACCTCCGGCCAAATCATGCTGGCAACTCGCACCAAAGGCCAGACGATTATTTTAACAGACGTTGACGCTCACACGGCTCGTTACCAAGGGCCACCGTATGTTTACGGGTTTGAGCGCGTCGGAACTTCTTGCGGCGTCATATCTCGAAAAGCCTCTGCTGACGTTGACGTTGGCGTTTTCTGGATGGGCCAGCGTGGGTTTTATATGTTTGACGGGAACTCTGTTCAGGAGGTTCCATGTGAAGTTCACGATTATGTTTTTGGCGACATGAACTCAGCCCAGCAAAGCAAAATCTGGGCTTGGAACAATGGCCAGTTTGGTGAGATTTGGTGGTTTTACCCATCCGAAAGTAGCACGGAAATTGACCGCTATGTTGCGTTTGACTACAAAGAGCAGCACTGGCTCATTGGCAACCTTGACAGAACCTCTGGCGTTCAGCGTGGCGTGTTTAAGTATCCGTTTATGACCAACGATGACGTTGATTTGATTGAGCATGAGGTTGGGTTTAACGTAGACAGCGCAAGCATATTTGCTGAAAGCGGCCCTATAAGCGCAGGCGCTGGTGACAACATTTTAAATATTACGCAGGTAATTCCTGACGAGGTAACTCAGGGAGATGTGAGTTTAACCTTTAAAACTAGATTTTACCCAAATGACGTTGAGCGGTCTTACGGGCCATACAATCCGGCAAACCCAACTTCCGTTAGGTTTAGCGGCAGGCAATTCAGAATGAGAATTGACGGAACTGAATTAAGCTCTTGGAAAGTCGGAACAATGAGAGTCGAAGCAAAGCCAATGGGCAAGCGTTAATGGCAGCCCCGGTACTCCCACCACTTGGACCTGACTGGGCGCAGTGGGGCAGGCAGCTCTCAAGCTATTTGTCCCGCCAGTTGCCGCGTTTGTTTACAAAGACAAGCACGGACAACCCATCTGAAAACGGCATTATGCTGTGGGACGAGGTAAACGGCTATCCGGTTGTGTCAAAGAACAACGAGTGGCGTCAGGTTGTATTAGAAGATGGCCACGCAAATTTTATACTCACATCTGACGTAACCCCGGCATTGGCCAATACTGCTTATAAGTTGACCTACGACGCGCCTGTTGGAAATAGCGGCATCACTCAAGGCACTCCGCCATCTAGGATTGTGTTTGAAGAAGCTGGCGAGTACATCCTATCTTTCTCAGCACAAATATCATCTACCTCTGCCAGCACGGTGCATTTTTACTTTTGGCCCAGCGTAAATGGAACTGCTGTTGCTAACAGCGCCATGACAACGGCCTTGCATCAAAATAACGCCACTGTTGTTGTGTCACGCAGTCAGATTTTTACTGTAACCGCTGGAAGTTATGTTGAGGTCAATTATATGGTTGATAGCACAAGCGGCTTTCTAAATTACACGGCAGCATCTTCACCTGTTCCAGCGTTGCCTGCGTCCACTCTTTCGATTACGAGGCTGCATGGATAGCGCTTTAGAAAAATGCCGGACGTGGATTGAAGACGCCTTGTCGTATTGCGATGGCACTCACGCTTGGGAAGATATCGAAAATGGCATACATACAGGGGCCATGCAGTTATGGCCTGCGCCGAAGGGGTGTATAGTTACTGAAATTGTGGTATATCCCAGAAAGAAAATTATTAATATCTTCTTAGCTGGTGGCGAATTGGATCAGATTTTGGATATGAACGACGACGTTAGGGCTTGGGCCAAGGCACACGGATGCACTGGTGCAACTATGACTGGTCGTGTAGGGTGGAAGAAACCGCTTAAACCTCTGGGGTGGAAAGTTTTACACACTCAGTTTGCGAAGGATATATAAGATGGCCAAAGGTGGCAGCACATCACAGGAAACAAACCAACCAAAGTTTGTTGAAGCTGGTCAACAGCAGCAAATTGGACTTGGCAGAGATTTATCTGCAATGGGGTACGTTCCTTACTACGGCCCAGACATTGCCGCGATGAGTCCAATGCAAATTGCAAACATGCAGAATACCAACCAAATGGCTGGTGCTTTTGGCATGGAAGCTCCTTCAATGGAGCAAATGCAAGGTTACGCTCCGGCTCCAACAACATACGCAGATGGCGTCCAAGGTTATTCCTCTGCGCCAGTGTTTGAGCAAGCGCAGCAAGCGTTGCAAACAAATGCTCCCGGCACTTACGATTATTTAAGCAGCTTCAGCGTTGACCCCACAACAGGTCAAACTGGATCAAGAACGGCAGGTAGCCAGCCCGTGGTTTACGAAATGAGTAAACCGTCTAGCGGCGGCAAATAGGAGATTATCATGGCTGGTGGAGCAAACCCTCAGATGACGGCAATGCCGGGCGGTGGACAAGTTTCGGCTAATCCATACACTCAGGCTTCTGGCGCGCAGCAAGCAGCATTGGCTAGAACTGGCCAAGGCATGTACCAAACCGCCGCGCCGGGAATGGGAGCATACGCTAATCCATACGAGAACCAAGTTGTGCAGGCTTCCCTGCGCGACGTTGGCGGTGCGGCTCAAATGGGCCTTAATCAGCTTGACGCTCAGGCTGGCGCGGCTGGAGCTTTTGGCGGATCACGCCACGGGATTGCCCAAGCTGAAGCGCTAAAAGGTTTTAGCCAACAGGCGATGGATCAGACTGCACGACTTCGCGCTCAGGGTTTCAACACTGCACTTGGAGCATCTCAGGCAGACATTGGCCGTCAGCTTGGTGCTGCTGGTCAAGTGGCAGGGCTTGGCGGTCAATCATTCGGCTACGGTCAGGCAATTCAGGGCCAACAGGCTCAACAGGGCTTGCAACAGCAAGCAATGATGCAGTCATTGATTGATGCTGCAAAAGGCCAATACGCTGGTTACACAAGCGCGCCAATGCAGAATTATCAGTCGGTACTCGCAGGCAATCAAGGCGTAGCTCAGACCACAGGCGGCCAGACTTCCAGCATGACGCCGGGGCTGTTTAATTATCTTCAAGTCGGCGCAAGCATGATGCCGAAATAGGAGTGCAATAATGCTAAGCTACGACTGGCCAACCATGCAGAAGCGAATATTCGACACCGAAAGCGGTGGCGACTATAACGCATTGTATGGGTACGCCAATCGACCCGGCAAGGCATTTGCAGGCACATCCATTACTGACATGACTGTGGATCAGGCGTTGGCCTTTGCCGACCCAAGCGGTCCTTACGCGCAATCTGTCAAATCTCAAGTCGGACGCGTCGCAACTCCAATGGGCGCATATCAAGTTGTCGGCTCTACACTGGCCGACGCCAAGCGCGGCTTGCGACTTACCGGCAGTGAAAAAATGACACCGGGGCTTCAAGACATGATCGGCAAGTGGGTCTTTAACACCCAAGGGCCGGGTGCTTGGGAAGGTCTGAAAAACATAAGCAAGGGGGCCAGCGATATGGCAGCTACAGTACAACCGCCATACATGATGGGCGGGGATAGCACATACAACGTAAACCGGCGAGAGGAGCCTCGCGCTGGACTACTTGGGCTTTTTGACAGGGCCACGACCCGCGACGAGCGCACTGGCCTTAACCCAATGCAAAACTTTGCCGCTGCCTTAGACCCGTTAATTATGCCGGAATTGCGTGGCGGCGACGCCATCCGCAAGCAGGGCGCGCAACGCGCTGGCGAATTGTCCCGAAATAGAACTGTCGGCATGTTGCGGCAGCAAGGGCAAAATAAAATAGCTGACATGCTTGAGCAGGGCTTGATCTCTGGGTCTGATGCCGGGAAGTATTTGTTGGCTGCTGGAGGCAAAAAGAAGCCAATCGTAGTTGGGGACAAGTTAATCGACCCCGACACATTTGAGGTTCTTTACGGCGCATCCGCCCCTACTGGCGGTGACTTCAAAGACGCGCAGGCGTTTAGAAAAGAATTTACAAGTCTTGGTAGAATTAAAACTTTTGCTGGCGTCACCGAAGCATATTCTCGAATCGTTGCGTCGGCGAAAGACCCCAGCGCCGCTGGTGATTTGTCATTAATCTTTAACTTTATGAAGGTGCTTGACCCCGGGTCAACTGTGCGTGAGGGAGAGTTTGCCACAGCTCAGAATGCTGGCGGCGTTGATGCCAGAGTTCGCAGCCTATTTAACAGCGTTATTGACGGGACTAGACTTGATGTGGGCCAAAGAGCTGACTTCTTGGATCGGGCAAACAGGCTTTACAAGTCTCAAGAAATTCTAGTCGCTCCACTTTACGAGACTTACAAAAATATAGCTACAAGCAGGGGATTTGACCCAGAGATGGTGCTGCCGCAGTTTGGGTATACTGGGGAAATGCCAGAAATTGCTCCAGAGTTTGCGCCAATGCCGCTGCCGCAAATCCCAGAGGGGGCGACTGCCAACGGGCAACCAATGACCATAGCCACTTGGCAAGCAATTTGGAATGCCCGCTCAACAGAAGAAAAAAAGAAATTTATGGAGACTGGAGCGTTTGAATAATGGCTGACTTTTCAAAATACGCTGCGGATGTAGCAGAGGTTCCAACCCAGCGTGGCAGAACATTTGCCCAAGGTTTGACGTTTGGTTTTGCTGACGAAATCGAGGCTGGCATTCGGTCCCTTGGCGGACGTGAATACTCTGAGCTTGTTAAGGAAGTGCGTGACGCCGTTGCAGAATACCAATCTGACCGACCGATGGAGGCGCTTGGCGTTGAAATTGGAGGGGCAGCTCTGCCCGCCCTGATCGGCTCGCTGTTTACTGGTGGCGCGGCCGGTGTGGGTACGGCGGCTAGAATCGCTTCAAAGTTTCCAACCATTGCAAAAGTTGCCGGGATTGCTGCGCCAAAAAGCATGCTAGGCGCGGCGGCGGTCGGCACAGCCCAAGGCGCTTTGACCGGGGTTGGCAAGGGCGAAACCCTAGAAGACAGAGCAATCGGCGGCATGATCGGTGCGCCAGCGGGTGCCATCCTTGGCGGCGGCGCATACGCTGCCACTGAGCCTTTAAAGCGCATGGCCGTTGGTGTCGCTGACTTTGCCCGCAGAAAACTTGGCGGTCGAGGCGCGAAGATTGTTGAAACAGAATTACAGCGTCTTGCTTCTGAGAGCGGAATGTCGGTTGATGAGATTGTTGAAGGTGTGGCCTCTGGTCGCATTATGGCGGAAAACAAAACACTTCTTGACGCTGTGCGCGGATATCGTGCGGCTGGTGGCGCAGCGGCCACTGATCTTCAGAAAACATTTACCGCTAGGCCGGAGCAAACACGCCAAGAGGCCATGTCAGAAATCCAGCGCTACCTGTCAACGGTTGATGACCCAAACATTCTGCGCGGCATGCAAGCGTCTGACGCTGACGCAAGGGCTTTAGAGAAGGCCGCTTATGAGCCTTTTAAAACTCAAGCTGCCCCCGATGAGGTTTTGAACGATCTTGCGGAGGCTTTGCGCAGGGTTCCATCTGCCGCAAAAGAAGTCGAAGAGGCTTTGCTGGCCAGCACTGGTCAAAAACCTTTTTTCTCTGTTGACGAAACTGGTGCAGTTTCATTTAGCAGAACGCCAACAATGCAGGAAGCGGAAGCAATTCGGCGCTCTTTGAAGGGTGCCGCTACCGCCAGATACACAGCCAAACAGGGCGTGGCTGGCGAGGCTATTTCCGACGTTGAGAGCGGTTTACGCACTTCCCTTGACTTTGCATCACCGGCGCTTGCCGCTACAAGGGCGCAGGCCAGTGTAATCCGTACAGCTAGGGAAGCGTTCGGGGACGGCCAAAAGGCTTTGTCAAAAAGCCCAGATGCCATTGAGGTTGAGTTCGCAAAAATATCTCAAGCCGGCCCAAAGGTATTAAGCGCTTACCGTGCTGGCGTCATGCAGGCATTTCGCAATAAAATGAGCATGGGTTCACGCAAAAGCATGATGGGAGCGCTGGCTGATCCAGCTCGCAAGGAAAACCGAATTTTATCAATTGTTATGCCAGAGGACCAGCTCCCCGGCATCATGGCCCGCGTTGAGCAGGCTGCTGGCTCTCAAACAGCGGCTAGTAAAGTGCTTGGCGGCTCTGACACCGCCGTCACAACCTCACAGCAAGCAAGGCAAGGCATGGACATAGGCGCTGGCGAAATAGCCGAAACCCTGATGTCGCCCAACCCAATGAATATCATGCGTTTGCTTGGCAAGGTTGCAAAAAGGGCGGCACCGCAGCTTTCTGATGCAGAGCGACAGCGCGTCGTTCAAATTTTGATTTCTGAAAATGCAGACCTTGTGCGCAACGCCCTAAAGGACGAAAGCGGATTGGCAGTGTTGCAGTCGGCCATTGAGCGGATTACTGGCGCAGCTCAAGCTGGCGTACAGCGCGCCGCTCCAGTAGTATTGCCGGAAGCCATCCAGCAACAATATCGCCCGCAATAAGATCGACAAGCGAATAGGATAAGACGCAATGGAACTTAAACCAAAATCACGCCGCGAAGTAGAGAGCATCGTTCAAGACGCAATTGAAGACGCAGTGAGCTTTGTTGAGGGCGAGATCAGCGAAGAGCGGATCAAAGCTCAGCGCTACTACGACGGCGAAGTTGATCTGGGCTACGAGAAAGGTCGCAGCAAAGTTGTGGCCACCAAGGTTCGTGACACAATCCGCGCCGTGAAGCCAAGTCTGATGCGGATCTTTCTTAGCACAGCCAAGCCGGTGGAATATGTGCCGAACGGACCAGAAGACGTGGCAATGGCTGAGCAGGCCACTGAGTTTATGCACCATGAGTTTACCCGGCTAAACGGCTACAGCGTGATGAACGACGCCTTCCAAGACGCGCTGGTCAAAAAACAAGGCATCGTTAAAGCCTACTGGATGACTTACCCAGAGGCCGAAATCTACACATTCACTGACCTGTCTGACGACGAATACACCTATCTGGTGGACGATGACGACGTGACGGTCATTGAACACACCGCTGAGATGTCCATTGGCATGGACGAAATGGGCATAGAAATGGAAATGCCGACGCATAGCGTCAAGCTAAGCCGTCAAAAGGAAAAGGGTGAGCTGTGCATCGAGAGCGTGCCACCGGAAGAGTTCTTCGTTGATCGTGACGCTCGCAACCTAAAAGATGCGTATGTATCTGCGCACCGCACAGAAATGCGCGCTGGCGATTTAATCGCTATGGGATACGACCCGGCAATTGTCTTAAACCTAGACAGCTTTTCTAGCGGGTCAGATATGGCTGAGACTGAAGTGTTTGAGCGGCAGGGCTACGACACAGACAGCTCAGACGAGAGCGAGCAAGACCCGGCAATGAAGAACGTCAGCGTTACTGAGGCTTATATGCGCATTGACGTTGACGGCACTGGCATCCCGGTTCTGCACAAACTTACATGCGGCGGCACAGCATATGAATTGCTGGACTTTGAGCCATGTGACGAAATTCCATTTGCTAAATTTGAAGTCGATCCAGAGCCGCACACTTTCTATGGTCGCTCATTGGCTGAGATTGTTATGGACGACCAAGACGCTGCCACTGCCGTGCTGCGCTCCATTCTTGACAACGTGGCGATGACAAATAACCCTCGCCTCGGCATTGTTGAGGGTGCAGTCAACATTGATGACGTCCTCAACAATGAAATTGGCGCAATCGTAAGAATGCGCGCACCCGGCTCAGTTCAAGAATTAACCGTGCCATTTACTGCCGGGCAAACACTTGGCGCACTAACGTACCTAGATAGCCTAGTAGAGAGCAAGACAGGTGTGTCACGGGCCTCAATGGGCTTAGACCCTGATGCAATGCAGTCTACAACTAAAGCTGCTGTGCAGGCCACTGTGCAAGCCGCAGCGGGTCAAGTTGAGGTTATGGTTCGCAATCTTGCAGACGGCATGCGCGACCTGTTTGGGATTATGCTGCGGTTGATGAATAAAAACGTCGACGAAGAGCAGATGATGCGGATGAATGGCACGTTCATCCCAGTGGACCCACGGGTCTGGGACTCAAGTTTTGATGTTACTATAAATGTCGGACTTGGCACTGGCCGTGAGGAAGAAAAAAACATGGCGCTCAATCAAGCGCTGCAAATGCAGACAATGGTTTACCAGAATTACGGCCCGATGAACGGTTTGGTCAGTTTGACTAACATCCGCAACACATTGGCCGACCAGTTGGCCATCTCCGGCATTCGCAACGCAGACCGCTATTTTGCGCCAATTACGCCAGAGATTGAAATGCAGATGTTGCAGATGCAGCAGCAGGCTCAGGCTCAGCAAGGCCAAGCGGCTGATCCAAACGCTGCGTTCTTGCAGGCTGAGCAAATGAAGGCTCAAACTAAGATGCAAAGTGACATGGCCAAGTTGCAGCTTGACGGCCAGAAGGCAGCGGCCAACGACGACTTAAAGCGTGACCAGATGGCTCAAGATTTGCTGGTAAGTGCCGCCAAAATATATGGCGAGTATGGCACGTCGGTTGACGTAGCTCGCATCCAAGCTGAGCAAGATAAGGCTCGCATGCCGCAGGGTATGCCGCAATGAAAATAGAAATACGCATGGAGGCCGATGAGGCCCGTCGCTTAAAAAACGACACTGCTTTCCAGCAGTTTGTGCAGAGTGTGCGCGAAAATCAAATGCAGATTTTCGCAAACAGTGTGGCGGCTGACGTAGCTGCCCGTGAAGAGGCCCACGCAATTATGCGCGCGCTAAACCAGATCGAAGTGACACTTGACGCTGCGCTTGCAGCAGAGACACTTTTGGATCGCAAACAAAGGACGTAGCACCGATGGATTCGACTACCCTAGCAGCAGTAGAAAGCCTACTGGCACCCGCAGAAGACAATTCTGGCGGAGATAATCTTGATGAAGCTGTAAACTCAATGATTGAGCCTGACGACGGTCAGTCTGAAGAAGTTGAAGTTGAAGACGAGGATCAAGATGACGTTGCGGCATCCGACGACGATTACGATGATGTCGAGATTGACGACGAAGACCTAGCAGAAGCACAAGCTGAAGACACCGCGCTCCACTCCGTCAAGGTAGACGGCAAGGAAGAGCAGCGGACACTGGACCAGTTGAAGCAAGGATACGCGGGACAATCGACAATTGGACGGGGGCTTCAGGAAAATGCTCAAGTGCGAAAACAACTCGAGCAAAGAGAAGCCTCAATACAACAGCAGCAGCAACAGATCGTGCAGTTGTACCAGCAAGCGCAACAAGGTGGTTTGCAAGCCCCAACTCCGCCAACACGCGAGTTATTTGAAAGTGACCCAATTGGGTATATGGAAGAAAAGCTCAAGTTTGACGAGGCGAAGGCACAATACGACCAAAATATGTACCAGTATCAGGCTGTGCAGCAGCAACAGACGCAATCTCAAAGAGCGGCGGAACAAGCCCATCTCCAAGAGCAAGCAGAAGAATTGCAGCGGTATATACCTGAGTTCGCAGACCCAGAAAAACGGACTGCGTTTATTCAAAATACGTCGAACAAGGCAAAGCAGCACTATGGTCTAACAGATGACCAGATTGGTACTGTAAAAACCGCCGTTGAGACACGCATTTTGAGCGATGCTATTAAGTATCGTGAACTGGTGGCAAAGCGCAAATCCGTACAATCCAAGGGCGAGAAAGCCCGACCGATGGTAAAAGCTGGTGCAAAAAAGCGACCTGATAGCAATGCTGACACTCGTAAAAAAGCGCAAGTGCGCTTGCAGAAAACTGGCTCAGATGCAGACGCATTGAGCTTGATGTTTAAACAGTAAGTCTTTGAAAGGACACTCCAATGGCCCAGCCAGCAAACCTATTTGACACCTATGATTCTGTCGGAATCCGCGAAGATTTAAGCGACATGATCTACAACGTAGACCCGTCGGCAACTCCGTTTTACTCCAAGTCGAGCAAGACGAAAGCAAAGAACACTCTCGTTGAGTGGCAAACACAAGCATTGCGCGGTTCTGCCGTAAATGCTCACATTGAGGGCGACGCAACTTCTGCCGATGCCGTAACTCCAACTGTCCGCCTTGGCGCACGCACACAGATTTTCAAAAATGCTGTTGTCGTGTCCGATACGGATGAAGCCGTTGACAATGCAGGCCGTGCCAAAGAACTGGCATACCAAACTTTGCTTATCGCTAAAGAGCAAAAATTGGACATCGAAAAAGCTCTGTTTGCCAATCAGGGCAACGTAGGCGGAAGCAATGTCCTCGCCCGCAAAACTGGCGGCGTTCCATCATGGTTGATTACTAACGTAAACTTCCAAAACGGTAACGGCGGCGCAAACCCAACTGGCGACGGTTCCAACGGGCGTACAGACGACGGCACACCAACTGCATTCTCGCAGGCGAAGTTTGACGACGTTATGCAGTCAATCTGGGAAGAGGGCGGCAAGCCAGATACGGTTTATCTGTCCAGTCAGCAAATGAATGTAGCTTTGGGCTTCACTGGTAACAACAACCAGCGTGCAAACGTTGTCGGGTCGGATCAAACTGTTGTTAATTCTTTGGCAATTTATCTGACTCCTTGGGGCCAAGTTTCCTTTGAACCTTCACGGGAGAACCGCAGCCAAGACGTCTTCATTTTGCAGGACAACATGTGGGAATGCGCAGTATTGCGTGGAACCAAGAACGTCGCGTTGGCCAAAAATGGCGACAATACTACCCGGCAGGTCACCACAGAACTCGCTCTTTGCTCAAAAAATGAAAAAGCAAACGGCGCGATTTACGACAACACAACTTCGTAATATACTAAGTGAAGGGGCGGCTTTGTCGCCCCTTTAACTCAACCGGAGAATGACATGAAAAAAGTTTTAGTTGTAGGCTTCAAGATACACACGTCTCTTGGGAAGCTGGTCAAAGATGACATAGCAGAGCTGCCCGACGCAGAGGTTGAAACCCTTCAGCGCGTTCGCCCAGATGCACTTAAAGTGCTTGGTGACGTTAAGCCAGCTCCCGCACCCGCCCCCACTAAGCGCGCCAAGGCCGCATAAGACATGGCCAAAATTTCAGAAAAAGTTAGCTTTGAGCATGACAACATGGTCATCCATCAGCGCCATGACGTGAGCCAAGCAATGAGGGACGCGGAAATGGCCAAAGCCGCTGGCATAGGCATGTCCGGCGAAAAACGACTTATCGGTTTCTTGGAAGGCCCGGTTCTTGCCACATGGCTTAAAGAGGCCGGTGTATCATGGTCTGATACGGAAGCTGCCAAGGAAGTTGTCAAGCGCAAGATGATGTCGGGCGAGTTTTCCAAGTTTCGCGTTTGGGAAGGCAGTTACTAAAATGGAAATGGACGCAATCTTGAATATACTTTTTGCCGTAGTAATCAGCGGCCTTGGCTGGTGGATAAAAACACAGAAAGAGGAGCTTGACCGCGTCCGCGTACTTTTGAATAAAACTCGGGAGGAGCTGGCCAAAGACTATGTTAGTAAGTCCGACAGCAATCAGGTTCTATCCCAAATTATGAATAAGTTTGATCGGTTAGAAGAGAAAATCGACAAGCTGATGGCGAAATAACATGATCTGCGTGCTGGCCTTCGTCGGCTGGGGTCACGCTTGGATTGACGGCACGAACCAACTGGCAAAATATTGTTATTACGATTGTAATAACGCCTCAAAGAACGGGAGCTGGTATGAAAAAATCTACCGCGTGGCTCCAAACTACAATTGTCCAACGAGGATTGTGTTTGCATGATTGATCCCATCACAGCGATATCAATTGCGGCCAGCGCCGTAAGCAACATAAAGTCTTTGATGCTTGCTGGTCGGGACGCTTCCTCTGCTCTTTCTAAATTTGCTGGCGCGGTTTCCGATGTAAATTACGCGGCGGATAAAGCTAAGAACCCGGGCATATTCGCATCTTTGACAGGCTCGGCTGAGCAGCAAGCGATTGATGCGTTCTCAGCACACAAGAAAATGCAGGCCCTTCGAAAAGAGGTCGAGACGTTGGTGCAGTTTACCTACGGCATGGACGGACTTGAAGAATACAAAGACACCCTTCGAAGGGTACGCGCTCAACGGAAGAAGACTGCATATCGCCGCGCAGAACTAAAGCAAGCTCTGATTACTTGGTTTTTTGGTACGTTAATAGTGTTGTCTGGAATCTTAGGACTGGCGGCGACCCTGTATATGATCGCTAAACAACAAGGAAAAATTTGATGGCAACAAAACTAGATGAATGGAAAGTTCTACCGCGACTGATGATGCTGGTGACAACCATTATGTATATCCGCTGTTTAGAGTGGGCGCTGTCGCAACCGGACCTGTCAGTATCACAAGCGGGTCTAATTTCAGTCGTAACCGGGGCTTTCACAGGAAGTTTCGGCATTTGGATGGGTAAGGAGTCAAAATAATGTTTCAAACTTTACTGGGGCCAAT